TTATCACTGGTGGCTTTACTAAACAGTTTGGGCCACTAAGCAGTAAAGAGTATCGTCGTCTGGCTGAAGATGTGCAGAATTTTGGAAATATGTATTCTGTGCGTGATTTAACAGAAAGTTTTACACTGCCCGGGCTGATCAGACATCTCAGTCTACGTGGTTTCAGCAAGGTGTTTGTAGATACCTTAACCGCAGCCGATCTAAGCATAACCAACCTAAGTACCATTAATCTGAAATTGTTGCACGATGCAGTAAATTCCATTGGGCTACCTATACTGGACCAAATGTTAGAAACCTGTAACATGCGTCCTCAGGGCGGCAGACGAATCAGACATTTTATGGATTTGTTAGATCCTGGTTTTGTGTTTAGCAAAGAATCACTAGCTTATATAAAATCATTTGATGACTTGTCCACCCGTATAACCAATGTGTTAGGCTATAGCACTACATTAACCAGCTGGTCCAAAATTGGTGATTTGATGTTAAACATGCAGCATCCTGATTTGAATTTGCTAGAAGGTATTGCTACAGATACTCAACGTTGGAGATCGGCGTTGACTTTAAGCTCGGACAGTTTCGTAGGACGCGGGTCAGGACCCATTGGTAATCCTGACATGATGGACGTTATGGGATCTTTTATTGGATATGAATATCCGGATATTATCAACGACATTGTGGCTATACAAACTAAGTTGTTATTAACTGGAGACGCTATAAACCTTAAAACCACCATGCAGAATGCTTTGAAAGATCGATTAGACGCTAGCAAAGATACACTGTATGCCAATGGTATCAGGGCTAGTGCTGTACAGTTTATTACGCCTACCATTGAAGTGTATAGACAAGAAATCAATCGTGCAAATAAACAATTTGACAGATTGTTTTCAAAGTTCCTTCAAGAAAAACTCAACATGTACAATGCCAAAATTAGCACATTAGGATTTGAAGGCAGTATTAATAATAGTTTGAGTTTTTTAAGTCGGTTAGATACAATTACACAAGATCCATATGGTATCCGTTATGCAGAATATGTGCGACAAGCTACCAGTAATAACACACACGGAGAAGCAGTAAGAGCCAGTATTGCCGAAGGTCAAAATATTAGCCTATTAAGATCGGCAGGAGTTAACATAGATACTAGTTTAGATCCAGATATCTATGCTCAACGTTTAGGAACTTTGATCCTAAATCCAGATACATGTTGTCCTGATACGACATCTCAGTCAAATTAGTTGAAATTCAATAGCAGATATGCTATAGTTAGTAGACTGTAGCATCCTGAAAGGAGGAATTATGACAGAGAGATCTGTGGGGGAATTTTTCCCTTTTTTATTCAAAAATTTAGTTGCTGTCAGTTTTATGTTGTTTGGTTTATATGGTTGTTATAAGATGTTAGTCTGGGCAGTGGATCACAGTCGCAGTCGTGCTGAATATTCTGCTCCGCTGGCAGTCACTACCGCCAGCCAACGTGAAAAACAACTAGATTGTCTAGCCAGAAACATTTACTATGAAGCTGGAAATGAACCATTTGAAGGTAAAGTGGCCGTAGCACAAGTTACATTAAACCGCGCCGATAGTGGACAGTTTCCCAGTGACATTTGCAAAGTAGTTTATCAAAAGAATATTTTTTATGAAAAAACTGTGTGTCAATTTAGTTGGTACTGCGATCGATCGGCACGTGTTCGACCCTTGCATTCAGAATCATATCAAGAAAGTATGTTAGTGGCTAAAAAAGTTCTACTAGAAGGTTTCCGGTTGCCCAGCCTAACCGAAGCCATGTATTATCATGCTGACTACGTTCGACCAAATTGGCGCAAAGAAAAAATTGCCCAAATTGGACGTCATATCTTTTACAAATAAGGAAATCTATGGATAATCAACCACCAATGGTTATAACACGAGCTTTTGAAAAATTGCTAGAAATTCCTGGCGATATCATACAATTTTTTAGAGATCATATTACCAACATCAGCGCACATACATTGGGATGGCTAACCATTGTGCTACTGCATCTTAGCAGTGTGCCTAGTTTATTAGCAGTATTAACTAATCAAACTGATAAGCTACCTAGTTTGGATGTGATGTTGTTTGTTTGGGGTGGACTAATTACTATCTTTTTTAAGAGCTTGTTTGAACGGAACTATCTATATGTAGCCACTATCTGTTTGGGGTTTGTGGGACAAACAGTGTTAATGAGTTTGATTCTATTCAAATAAACTGTGATTTAGTTATCAACAACTAGAGTAAATACTTGGACCAATAAGGAGTTCCTAAATGTCAAAACGCAATCAAGTAGAATTAGAAGAAGAGCATGATTATAACTCGCTGGAACTCGAAGAAACAGATTCCATGGATATCGAAGACACAGATGTTGGTTTTTTGCTAGACAAGGACGGAAATCTCAAAACAGTGTTTGGGCCAGCTGAAGGATTTCAAAACCCTTCAGAAACTGTAGCAGCCATTTTGGAGCTATTGGGTATTGACGAATTATCTGCCCCAAATCGTACCTTACACTAGAGCAGCAAATTTCAGCAGATTTGTGGCGTAAAAACCACAAAATTCTGCTGAAAAAGTAGGCAATTTCAGCTCAAAATCCCACAGTCGGGTGTTGTTTTAGTACAACAACTTGACATACTCTATCCGTTTTGCTATACTAAGAGTATGGAAAAACGCACTCGTAAACGTAGACAAGACACTAAACATGCCTTGTACATGATCGTCAACGTAGTCACAAATGAGCACTATGTTGGCATTACAGTATGCGGCAGCGAAGTCAATCGCGCACTGAAAATACGCTGGCAAAAGCATGTTCGTCGTGCTTTAACCGAGAACAAATCGTGGGCTTTGTGCAACAGTATTCGTGCCCATGGTGCAGACGCTCATGTTGTATTGCTGGTTGATATTGTACGTGGACGCAAGCCCGCCCATGCCGCAGAGCGCGAAATTGTTAACTCATGTGCTCCTGCACTAAACACGCATTAACCCTACGGTTGACTGGGTTAATGTTTTTTGCTATACTAACGGTACACTGAAACAACGGAGATACAAATGGCATACAAAGGTTTTTATCGTGCTCCTCGTGTTGTTACTCCTGACGCTGCTCAGGAGCCCCAAGTTCAAGCTCTTAGAAATGCTATGAGCACAATGACTGCTCGTGACGCAGAGTTTGCTGGCAGTTTAGTCAGCAACTTTTATCGTTTTGGTCGCTTGAGCGACAAGCAACTTGCTTGGGTCGATACGCTTACTCAGCGTGTTACTAACCCTGCTCCAGCACCTGCGGCAGCAGTACAAGTCAATGTCCAACGTATTCAGGACATGTTTGATCGTGCTGGCAAAACCCTTAAGCGTATCAAAGTCAAGCTACAATCAGTAGAAGGACAGCCAGTGGCATTTGGTCGTGCTGGTCCCGCTAGCAAGTACGCTGGTCAAATTCTTGTAACGGACGGCGGCCCATTTGGTGCTAATAAGTACTTTGGTCGCATTGACATCAACGGTGACTTCCATGCTACTAGACAAGCTGGTGCCGATGTGTTAGCATTGGTACAAGAGTTTGCAGCAGAGCCTGAGGCTACTGCTGGCAAGTATGGACGTTTGACTGGTGCTTGCAGCTTCTGCAATCACGGTCTCAAAGATAGTCGCAGCACTGAATTGGGTTACGGCCCAGTGTGCGCGAAGCGTTTTGGTTTGGTACATTAATTGGAGGCGCAGGTGGATCAACCTTGGCAAGTTATATCAGCACTAGAAACTCATAATCTGCGTACTAACAAAGAGCAGATTATCCAAGCTCAAGCCGAATCGGGTAATGCTGTATTCTTTGAAGGATGCCGTCTTGCTTTGGATCCCATGATTACCTTTGGTATCAAAAAAGTGCCTGAGAAGAAGGTAACTAATCAGCTAACCAGCGACCATGGTATGAACTGGGATACCTTTGCCCTAGCTATTACCGGTTTCGTCAACAGAGAAATCACCGGCAATATGGCTCGTGACATGTTGAATCACATGATGTTGGCTAGTACTGTGGAACAGTGGAATGGTTGGTATCGGCGTATCCTAATCAAGGACCTACGCTGTGGTGTAAGCGAAAAGACTATTAACAAGGTAGTAGAGCGTGATTATCCCAGTTTTAGCGTGCCTGTGTTTGGCTGTCAACTTGCTCATGATAGTGCTAATCACGAGGGCAAAGTCGCAGGAAAAAAACTGGTCGAAGTCAAGTTGGATGGAGTTCGTGTTATCACTATTGTGCATCCAGACGGCCGCGTTGATCAGTTTAGTAGGAATGGTAAGGAGCTAGTAAACTTTGCACATGTCAAAGCTGAGTTCCATGCCATTGCTGATCAGCTATCCGAAGCCATGGTGTTTGATGGCGAGATTATGAGCGACAGTTTCCAAGACTTAATGCGTCAAGTTCATCGCAAGAGTAATGTACGGGCCAATGATGCTGTACTGCATCTCTTTGATGCCCTGCCCTTAGCAGACTTTGAGCGTGGGCGTAGTGACTCTACCCAACTAGAACGCAGTCACGCTCTACAGGCATTTTATCAGCAGCATGAGGCGGCCCTGCCAAGTGTGCGTGTACTAGGTCAAGAGTTGGTAGACTTGGATACCGCAGAGGGACAAGCTCGCTACCGTGAGATCAATCGTGCGGCTATCGCTGGTGGCTATGAAGGTATCATGATCAAAGATACGGCAGCCCCGTATGAGTGCAAGCGTAGCGTGGCATGGCTGAAACTCAAGCCCTTCATTGAAGTCAGCTTAAATATTGTTGACGTCGAAGCAGGCACTGGTAAAAATGCAGGGCGTCTTGGTGCCCTAGTTTGTGAGGGTGAGGATGACGGACGCAGAATTAGGGTTAATGTTGGCAGCGGTTACAGCGATGAACTTCGTACTGGGCTTTGGGATAGTAAAAATACTATTATCGGCCAGGTCATCGAGGTTCGTGCAGACGCTGTCACTCAAAATCAAGATGGCAGCTATTCGCTCAGGTTTCCGAGGTTTATACGTTTTCGCGGTTTCGAGATTGGAGAAAAATTGTAGTATGGACAAGCAAATGATCAAAGACATGTTGTATGGCACTATCTGTGAGATGCAGCAAGATAATCGGTATTATTATCGCAGTACGGTAGGTGTAGAATACAGCCATTGGCGTGATGAAGGTGAACAGCAATTAGCACAGGTAATAAAACTAATCAGTGCTCGTGTGGATCAGATCGAGCGTGACCGTATTCGAGCAGCCAGTCAAGGGTTGTTATTAGATGAATTAAAGAAGGATCATACATGATTGATATAGTAGGCGACAATGAATTAGACCGACATATGTGGCTAGAGAGTCTGCTGCGAGAAGGAGTCTACCAGGTAACTTTTACCAAAATAGATGGTACTAGTAGAACTATGCCCTGTACCCTGAAGCCTGAGTTATTGCCTACTAGGCCTTTAACTGAAGTAGTGACTAAGCCCAAGCCATTGAAATTAGAAACCATGAGTGCTTGGGCTACTGACATTGAACAATGGCGAAGTTTTAGAGTTATGAATGTTACAGCAATCGAACCACTATGAAAATTCAATTTACCAACATACCTGAGCTACTAGAAATCTTTGCCTTAGACAAGTGGAGCCGTGATCACATTACTAGGTTAATGGGTATGCACCAAATTGGTTATGATGTGGTTCCTACTACAATGGACTCTCCAGCCTTTAGGTTTAGAACACGAGAAAATTTTGATCAAGCCAAACGACTAATACAAGAACATGAAATCCCAAATTGAACCTAGTAAACTCACACCTAACACACGTTGGATTATTCAATTAGAAGAAGATCCAGACACAGGTGATTTAGTAATGCCACTGCCGCCGGAACTAATGGCCACCCAAGGGTGGGAGATAGGTGACACACTAACATGGAATATAGATGATGAAGGAACAGTTATTCTCACAAAAGACCCGCCTAAGCTCGAGTCCGGATCGTAATACTTTTCAACACTCGAGATACTTACAACGCATGAGTGACCAAGGACGTACTCCAGAAAACGACGACACTGTTCGTGCCATGAACGATTACTTCCTGTCAAGTGTTGAACAGCGGCAGATACAAGAGCAAGAAGAATCTTGGCGTGAACATAACATGGAGTATGACCTGCGTACCTCCGAGTATATGTGTGAAAAGGTGCGTAGCAATGACTACTACGCACAAAATCTCTACGCCGCAATGTGTAATAACGAGTTTACCAAGTTAGATGTTATGCCCATACTAGAAGATCGTGCATGGGGATGTAGTTGGCGCTACAGCGGTGGCATCGTAGCCGACATGATGGGCTCAGGTGACTACATTGATTGGTACTGTAGTGGTATTAGAAATGATGTTGACGAGATGATAAAAGAATCCTGGTCAGATGAAGAACGTCAACGATACAATACCCAGTACCAGCATTATGTAGGTGAAGGTTGTGTCACTGCTGAGGTTCGTGCTGATCTAGAACGCATTGGTTGGATAGTACGACCCGGCGGCGATTGGGAAAATTTCGAGTAAACAAGTCGTTGACTTTATATAACACAATCTATATACTAGTAAAACTTTACAAAGGACACACAAATGGCTTTTACCAAAATCACCACCAACCAAAACGCATTTCTAGAAAGTTACCTTCGTGGCACTGGGCGTAGTCTCAGCGCACGTCAAGCTGAATCGTTGTACGGAATTAAAAATATTCGTGCCCGTATGACTGAGTTTCGCCATGCTGGACTAAAGGTCACCACCAAACCCAACACCGAAGGGCGTACTACTTACTCAGTTAGTGCTCGTGATGTAACTGGAAGTCGTGCCAGCCGTTTTGCTTAAGCTATAGTACAGCAGGGTAAAAGGCTGTCTGGTACAGCCTTTTATTGTTTATAAGGACTCAAAATGACTTTAGATGAAAATACAAGTTTATTCCTATTCAGTTGGGATTGCTATGGTATTGAAAGCATTATAGACCTGACTGCCTACGCCGATTGGGATCAATATCAACTGTTAAATATGTTAAGCGACCGACCGACCCAACGCAATCCAGCATGGAGTATGGTGCAAAACATTCTAATGCGAGCCAGGTACAATGGTCATAGGCATTATGAAGTTTACATGGTCACATGCAATAAGAGCATGACAGAAAATTACTGGCGTGAACAGTGGGCACTATTTCCTCAGAATACAGCAGATGTGGTTCGTGCTCGTGGGCAAAAATTATGGAGTGATCGTGCTCCACAAGAGGTAGCAATAAAATGAAAATCGCATACATGAGTGATCTCCACCTAGAGTTTGGTGACTTAGAGTTACCAGGTGGGAATATACTTGTTCTTGCTGGCGATGTTGCTGAAGTTAAAAACATTGAGCAGACCTACGACCCTGCTTTTTCGTCACTAGGCAATGATATCACTCGTTATGGACGCCCGGATCGTGCTAGACGTTTCTTTATAGAAGAATGCGCCAAGTATCGTCAAGTGTTCTATGTCATGGGTAATCATGAGCATTATCACTCAGAGTTTCTCAGCACCGAACAACGACTCAGAGCAGTCATGCCAGGCAATGTCAGGCTCATGGAACTAGATGATGTCACAGTAGACGGAGTTCGCTTTCTAGGATGCAGTCTTTGGACCGACCTTAATGGTGATGATTCCGCCACTGCTGCTGTCTTACGTGGTATTATGAATGATTATCGTGTGGTAAAGTATCACAACCCTGCCAATGATGCTTGGCATCGGTTGACTCCGGATATCACTCGTGGAGTACACAGGGCCAGTGTGAATTGGTTAAAGGATAGGCTGCGCGAGCAGCGTGACGTGCCTACAGTAGTAATTACACATCACGCTCCTAGCTTTCAAAGTATTCATCGTGATTATGTACATGAAAAGTTAATGAATGGTGGATATGCTAGTAATTTAGAGAACTTGATATTGGATCACACTCAGATCAAGTTTTGGATTCACGGCCACATACATCAGCGTCAAGATTACCAAATTGGTCAGTGTCGTGTTGTAGCTAATCCACGTGGATACTCTGGCTATGAACATATGGAGTTTGATGCCACATGTCAGTTCGAAATTTAACTGTGGTCCGAGTTGGTTGGAATCTGAATAGCCCAACCCCTTGGAATGAAGTTTCAGTTAGAGCACTAGAAGTATTTGGTTTACCTGGGGATAGATACATAACGCACCTAACACAGGATTTTATGGAGTATCATTTTCGTGATCCACATGATGCTACATTATTTTTGCTAGAGCACTCAGGACAGATCGATATAGAAGTAGTCAGAGATTATGAGGTTACAAAATGTTGAAATGGTATATAAGATATTGCATTGTTGCAGCCATAGCTAGTATTTTTATAGCAGCTCTGGTGCATGATTTTATCCTAGCTGACGAATACTATATCATAATTCCTGGCCATGTTGTGCCTGTACAACAACCCGTTACAACATGATTGATATCCAATTGACAGGTACTAGAATAGACACTATACTAGGGATTGTGCGTGAATTACGCCAAGCAGGACTAGTACAAGGGCAAGACTTTGATTTTGCCTATTCGCCCGAGCGGCTAGACTATAATCTAGCCACAGTAGGTGAAGTGCTAGCCCGGCGGCAAACGGTATTCAGTTTTTATGATGAAAGCCTAGCGTCGTGGTTTGGTATAAAATACGCAGATTATTTGGCATAAATAAACAACGTGGTATAAATACAACAGGTTGACAACGAGTAAGATAACTAGTATTATACGAACATAGCAGCAAAACATTACCAAGAGGACACAAATGCAACTTACAGCGAGATCAGTAACACAAGAGATTAGTCATAAGGCATCCATGCCCACATGGCCATCATTTTGTTATGATCGCGCCAATGAGGGGCAGGTTCCAGGGTTCCAGGAGAACCGGATGTAAGCAATACTAGCATCCAAACTTCCAAAAACCCCGGGATCGAAAGACTCGGGGTTTTTTGTTTTGTAGCAAAGTGTGAGGCAACGCGAGCCTGCTGGCACTATAAACATCAGCTATAATGTGGGCGGAGACAGGGATGATAAGTCTGGGGCGGTAACCCGGATGTGTAAAAACTGTCAGTAATAAAGCAGACTGCCGAACAGACAAATGGCGGCAAGCCGATGAGTAGTCTGCTTTATTACCGGCATTCACTAGAGTGCTGTAAATTATATGGAGATCGGGCGGCATTGGCGACCGCAGCTGACTGTAAATCAGTACTCTCTGAGCACGGGGTTCGAATCCCTGGATCTCCACCATACACTGCACCCATCGTCTATCGGTTAGGACATATTAATCAATACTTTTCGTAGAGTTCAACTAAATACTATTATGAAAACTTGTCCTAAATGCAGTATTGAACACAATAAGATTGGATTGTTTTGTTCTAGATCGTGTGCTAACAGTCGCGGTCCTAGGACAGAAGAATTCAAAATAAGCGTAAGTAACAAATTATCAGGTAAAACTGGTTTACCAAATGTTAACAAGGGGAAGTACCTAGTAGAAAGAACCTTGGTAAACTGTTTAACGTGTAACACCGAATTTATAACTAAAGTTTCGGAACCACACAAATATTGTTCGAATGTCTGTAGAGCAGAGAAGGCTGGTGGTTACAGGCCTGGATCAGGCAGAAGCAAATCTGGCTATTACAAAGGAATTTATTGTGGTTCAACATATGAATTATGTTGGGTAATTTACAGCCTGGATCATAATGTAAAGTTTACCAGATTTCCGGGCAAGGTAGAAATGAATGGCAAAGTTTACTATCCGGATTTTTTATTAGATGATGGTAAGACCATTATAGAAACAAAAGGTTATGAGTCTCAAGACTCTGTTGATGAAAAAACAAAAATAGCCGAAGATGCTGGTTATATTGTTAAGGTATATCGTAAAAGTGATTTACAATATGCTTTTGACTATGTAAAGAATACTTACAATACTACAGATTACTACACATTGTATGACGGATTTATACCTTCATACCAGTATACTTGCTATCATTGTTCTAGTCAGTTTACAAGAAATAAGCAGTCAAAAACTGATGTAGTATTTTGCTCTAGACAATGTGCTGGTAAAAGTCGTAGCAAACAAACAAAGTCCCTATAGATTACGCTGGTTAGATCATCACCCTTTCAAGGTGAAGAACCGGGATCGTCGCCCGGTAGGGACGCCAAACATGTCGTAGAGACCACCTGGAGGTGAT